CTGTGTCGGTGGTTCGCAGGTGAGACCCACTGAGATCCCAGTGGTGGACTGGGGTCAAAACCTGATTTTTCTTCAATTCTGCGTCACAGACCCTACAGGTCATCCACCACAAGGAAATCACTGATTTTTTCAAAAGTGTGATCCAGGGCTTGACATCCCTACCCAAAGTTGTTAAACTAAAAAAATCAACCATAACACATAAAAACGGTTGATTTTCAAACTATAATTTTAGCAAAAACAAAGGAGGCTAAAAATGGCATTTAAGGAACTTCTTCGCGTGTGCAAGTGTTACGAAGATAAGGTAGATGATAAGACCAAAGAATACTTGCAAGGTTTTGGAACAGTAGATAACCCGCCAGAAAATCTTCCTCTTATGGAAGATATTGTTTCCAAATATAACTCTGGAGAGATTGCTGAAGGTTCTACAGTCATTTGTTCTGCTAAAGTTGGAGATCTTTGGAGCGATCCTACCTACAATCGTATTGAAGAACTTAGGTATGGTAATCAGAAACAGCACATCGAAAAACGAGGTGGGTTTTCTTATGATGCTGCAGATACTCTTTCTGCATATCTTCGTCCAACTCTAAAAGCAGTTCTAACAAAAGGAAATAATCGTGCATCAAAACGATATGCTTGCGGAAGAAATGAAAATGCAAGAGTAATTGTTTCTCTTAAATTGCATCGTAAGAGTGTCTCTTATGAGGAAATGATTCGCATTGAGTCATTGGATCACAATACAGATTGTAACTATCGAACTAACCAAAGTGGTGATGATAAGTTCAAGTCTGCATATTATGCCGAAGAAGAGTGGGCAACTAATCTCTACCAATATCTTTCCAAGTTCAGTATTGGTATTGCAGGAACTCTTGACGGGGCAAAGTTTAATTGTCCTTCTCATTCATATTTGAGCACTGCTATTCGTCTGGCAGGTAGAGAATATACAACAAAATATCTGACAGCATTTACTACCCACGAATGTGCAAGAGATGTTGAAGGCAATGCTACTGTTGCTGGTTCTCTTTTCTTGAAAACATTCCATTCTTATATTGAAGATGTGGATAAAAAGAACAACGTTGATTCATTTTCTGGGATGATGAAGTTTTACTTCACTGAATATGGAGACATTATGAGTGTGGTTGATCCTGATGCTAGAAATCTCAAACAATCTGATGTTGTTCAGGGTAATGGTGTCTATAAAGGAAATGAACCTGCTGTTTGTCGTTTTGTATTTCTTTACAATGATTATTGTCGCATCAAACGGTTGAAGTTTAAGGGAACTCAGAATACCGCTATTCCTTTTGAAGGATCTGATAGCACTTCTTGGAATAAGTTCCTGGCAGAATCTAATCCACTAATGAAACCTGCACTAGGTAATCTTGCACAAACTAAGTTTTTCTAAAATGAAAGAAGGATTTACGATGTTCAAAGACACCTATGCTGCAATTCCTTATGGAAATCAGTATCTAATCATCCACAATGGTCAGCAACTTGAGAAACTCTGTAGGACTGAAAGTTCTGCACGAAAGTATATCACCGACCACAGAAAAAATTGCTCTAATGCAAAATTACCTATTGACTAATGCTAACCTGGGGCCTTGAAACTGTCTCTTCATTGTAACCACTAACCACATGAACTTTCCGCAACAACTTACCGATGTAGTGAGTTATCTCTCTGGCATTGTTACAATTAGTGAGAGTCATGAAGATGGGCGAGTGAATAGTATTGCAGATGAAGACACTGTAATTGATCTTCTTGTTGAGAAGTATGGTCCTGAAAATGTAGAGAAACCACCAGCACGTTGCTGGTGGGATGTCAAATTGTTTGGGTATTATCTCAACATTAAGTCATCTGATTTCAACAAAGGTGCAGCAGATAACTTTTCGTCAAAAGCAGCAATTTTGTATGCTCTGACTGATCTTCCTGAAGATCAAGTTAATGCAAGTTCCTGGGCAAAGTTCCAGGATGCACTGAAGAATCACAGTGGAGCAGAGAACAACCGTGATTATTATATCATTGTTGTAGATAAGGGAACTCAGAAAGTTTATCTGCAAAGTCTCAAGTCTCTTCAGAAGATTACTCCAAATGGTAATAATCTTCCCTTCCAAATTAAGTGGAAGGATAACACTCAACCCGTTGAGCGTGACTATGGACAAGCATACAAGTTTCTGGTAGAATGTTACAAGGAATCTGTACGCCGCAAAATTAACGCACACAATGGTTTTGAGCAACTTTGATCTACAATTCGGGGATTGCCTTCAGTTGATGAAAGACATCCCCGATTCTTCTATTGATTTTATTTGCTGTGATCCACCTTTTGGTACTACTTCGATCAAATGGGATGAGGTTTTAGATTTTAACCTTATGTGGGAACAGTATGGCAGAATCATTAAACCTAAGGGTGTGATTTGCCTGTTTGGTTCTCAGCCTTTTTCCGCACAACTTATTTGCTCAAAGTTAGAATGGTTCAGGTACGAGTTAGTGTGGAACAAGAACAAATGTGGGTCGCCTGGACTTGCCAAATACAGACCAATGAAGACTCACGAGAACATTCTGATCTTCTACAAGAACGCAGGTGGTACATACAACCCACAGATGGAAAAAGGAGAACCATACTCAAGAACAAGTAAGAACCCAGAGGGTTACGTTGGTCGAAAGAATGATCATGGTTATGGTATGAAACCACGCAAATCATTCTCTAATGATGGTACAAGGTATCCGAAGTCAGTTCTCAACATTTCAAGAGATTTCAGTGCTCAGCAACAAGTTCATCCTACACAAAAACCAGTTCCACTAATGGAATGGTTGGTAAAAACTTACTCTAACGAGGGTGAAGTTGTGTTGGATAATTGTATGGGATCTGGATCTACAGGTGTTGCTGCTGTAAAACTAGGACGTAAGTTCATTGGTATGGAAAGTGATTCCGAATACTTTAAGATCGCAGAGGATCGAATTGGAAACATTCCAGTTGATCTGACGCAATTTGGTTGAGTTAAACCTGGGGCCTTGAAAGTGTCCCTATGATGTGAGGACGTGTCCCCACCGCAGTTTCTAATACAAACTATGACCTTTTACTGGACATTTGTTGATACTCTCGTCAAGAACGTCGCTACTATCAGTGCCGTCGTTGTTGGTGTAGTTCAATTCCTCATTCGTTCCTTCAATGAGAACAATGGAAGTGAGAAAGTTCGTGTTGCAACTCTTCAGTTTCTGAAGTTTGTTGATACACTGATTGAGTTTGGTAAAGCACAACTTTCTCCTGCTGAAGTAGTGGAGCAACCTGCTACTGTTACTAAAACCCGCAAGCGTCGTTCCGCTTGATAAACTGTCACAGGAGCACTTGCTTTTATGCTTGTGCTCCTTTATTGTACCTTTGTTCGTGAAACTCCAATGATTTTTCTCACTGTTCCTGGTCACGGTTGCGTTTATACTCTCTCGCAAGAAGATGGTGATGAGTTGTATTATGCACCCATCTATGCTGACGGAAATGTAAATCTTGAGGAGTTTGCTCCTGTAGATTTGGATGCCGTAGATATGGATGAAATGGAGATCTTTGATATTCGCAATCGTCTTGCCAAATTGGTGCAAGTTTAATATAACCTGGGGCCTTGAAACTGTCGTAGTAGTATGAGCAAGCAACCAATGCAAAACAAACATCTCGAACATCCTGAAGATATGATCCTTACGGGTGATCTTTCGGTTCTTGATTGGTTCTCTGCTGATTCTACTATCAGTGTCAAGATTGATGGTGCTCCTGCTATTGTGTGGGGTCGCAATCCTGCCAATGGTAAGTTCTTCGTTGGCACCAAATCTGTGTTCAACAAAGTAAAGATCAAGATCAATCATTCACATGAAGAAATTGATGCGAACCATGAGGGTAAAGTTGCGACTATTCTTCATGCTTGCTTTGATAGTCTTCCTCGCACAAATCACATCTATCAAGGTGATTTTATTGGTTTTGGCGGTGATGATACTTATCGCCCCAATACGATCACTTACAAGTTCGATGAGGTGATCGAGCAAAGTGTAATCATTGCTCCTCACACTGAGTATGATTGTGAGAGTGATCTTCGCAATGCTGTTGCACATCCTATCAGCAAACAGTTTGTTGATACTCTGGATGTGAAATGGGTGCAACCTGAAGCATCTATCTGTCCTCATCGTGATGACATCGAAGACTTCTGCAAGTTTGCTAAACAAATGAGCACTCTTTGCACCTTTGTAAGCAACAAACAAGCAACAGAACTCAAAAAAGTCATCAATTCCTACATCCGTGAGGGTAAGGAGGTCGATGAGCATGAAATTGCAGAAAATTATGATGTTGATGTGAATGTTCTGCGTTTGTGGAAGTTGGTTGAATCTATCAAGATGGATTTGTTCTGCTTCATTGAATCTGACACCGACATTTCGTGTGAGATTGATGGACAACTGAGCGATCACGAAGGTTATGTTATGACCAACAAGTTTGGATCGTACAAGATCGTAAATCGTGAAGAGTTCAGTCGTCAAAACTTTACACTTCAAAAGAATTGGTGAATGTAACCTGGGGCCTTCAAATTGTCCTTATAGTATGAGCACAACTACAATGCAAGCACAAGCACAACAAACCATTGCAGACAATGTGTATAAGAACACTCTGCTGCTGATTGAAGCATTGAAAGACAATTATCGTCAGTATTCTATTCGCGGTCATCAAAAGTTCGTGAATGATGCTGACACTCAAGAGTATCATCAGCGCAAGATTGATGAACTCAAGTCTGGCAAGTGTGACATTGATTATACTGTTGAGACTGGTAAAAAGTATCACAAAGTCATCTTTGTGAGTGGTGGCGGATCGCGTAGTGTTCATTGCTTCATTGATAAGAACACTGGCGAAGTGTATAAGTCTGCCACCTGGAAATCTCCTGCCAAAGGTGTTCGTTATGACCTGCGATTGATCAAAGATCGTGAGTATCTGCTGGAAAATGCAGACTGGTCTGGTGGTTATCTGTACGCGAAGTGATGTCAATGACTTACTCTAACCTCTCAAAGATCAAACCCAAACTGAGGACATCTGGGCGTGTGTCTGGCAACTTCGGCAAGAGCAAAGTTGTTGCAGGTTCTGCACTCAATGAGATCGGTGGTGATGGTAACATAGGTGCCACACAGGATGAATACTTGAATCGTCTTTATTATGCTTTTGATAACACTTCCGAACCTAAACTTCGTCAGTTTCTTTATCAAGAGATCCGCAAGATCCACATCCAACGTGGAACTTGGTAAGTATCAGTAACCTGGGTCCTTCAAAGTGTCCCCATAGTGTAAGCACACCTCTCAAACTCAAATGAAAATCTATCACGAAAAGTCTGGTCGTAGGGTAGAACTTCTTCCAGAAGAAGATAAAATTAAATCTATCGTATCTTACGATTGGTGTGTTAAAAAATCTGCTAAAGGAAACATTTACGATCCAACCATTCCCGACAATGATCCCTCAATAACTTACTTTTCAAAAGATCTACTTTCTGAAAGGTTGAGAACTGAACTTGTAATTTTGGGAGGTAAAATTGTTGATTACTCAAATGATGTTCGAGATTACGTTCAACAAAATCTTCTGAGTGATGTTGGTGATGAAGTCTATTCTTTAAGGTAGTAAAATAAACCTGATTTACCTCAGGTTGATTGAAACCTGGGGCCTTCAAAGTGTCCCTATAGTATGAGCACAACCACTGAAATGGATCAAGTCTTTCACTACACTACCAACTGGAAAGAAGGTACTGTACGTCAAATGTTTATTCAACAAATCACTCCTGAGTATCAGGAATGTGACCACAAATACGTTGCTATTGCTCTCAACCCTGAAACAAATAAAAGCATGGTGATGTCGAAACCCCGCAGTCATTATGACACTTTGCAGTGGGTTCGTCGCTTCTGTGGTTCATTCTGCCCTCTGTACTGATTATGAAGAACTATCGCCTTCTGATTGAGTATTGGGTTCCTGATGAAGATGAGAACCTATACGAAGAAAAGATCATTCAATCGCGTTCATCTTGTGGCAAGATTGCAGACGATTATCTAGCGCAAGATCGCACAAATCTTATCCGTTCCGTTGAAGTTACCCCTGTTTGATTATGACTTTAACAACCACACAAATTGATGCTCTAGTTGCCCTGATTGAGTATCACCAAGATGAAGGATGGTATAACATGATTGAAACTACGGGTCTTCTTGCCTATGAAGGTGGCGAACTTCGTAGAGAACTTCTCAAAATGCGTGAAGAGGTTTGATTATGAACAAACTCACTGAACTTGAGTTCTTTTTGAATGAGAAATGTCGTGAAGATCCTGACCTTCTCGCTACAATTATCAGTGAATATGTTTGGGCATTAACTCCTACCAAACTCGCTGAACTTGAGGACTTTCTTGCTAACAACTTTGGAGACGATTGATGACTGACGGATACACTTTCACTCGCGTTGATTTCACTGCTAATGAAGAGACTTGCATCCTTAAGTTTCTTGTTGAAGCACAAAATCGTGACCTAATTAAAGACAGAGAATGGCAACCTGTGATCAGTTCCATTCTACAAAAGTTCTTTAACTCTAACTTGAAAGAGGCACAAGACTGGCAGACGCTGTAATTCTCACTTGTGTCTCGCTGAGAACCCAGTCCAGCACTAGACCAAAAACCTGTTTTTTCTGCAATTCTACTGTGAGGGTGTCATAGGTCATCCGCTGCAGTCAAATTAACGATTTTTCTCAAAGTACAAACAATCCAATGAAATACGAAGTTCAGTTATACGTTGGTGGTAAAGTCTTCAAGGAGGAAGTGTATGCTAACTCCCCGAAAGATGCCCGCGAGACTGCACAAGCACGAAATCCTACTGCAAAAGTTGTAGGTGTCAATGCAACTTTTCGATGATAGTAACCTGGGGCCTTGAAAGTGTCCCTATAGTATGAACACTAACTACAACTCCAATCCTTATAAGCAACAGGTTCTCGATAAGGGTCGTGACCTGCCTAAAGTTTCTGCTCCAAAGCATACCTTTCCTCTGACTATTGGTGCTAGAACCTATCACACCGAGGAACAGTATCGGGAAGCACTTGCTGATTTCCTGAACGGTTACTGAAACCTGGGGCCTTCAAAGTGTCCCTATAGTATGAGACAAACCACAATGACTGAAACATTCACAGTTCGCTTCGATTCCAACGCACTCAATTCTCCTGAGTATATTGGACCTTTCTACAGCGAAGATGATGCCCAAGAGTATTGCGATGATCGCAACGGTTCGCTAGCACTTTCAGGTATTCCTTCTTCTGTTGCTTGTTACTCTGTCGTTTCCTGATTATGACACAAACCACTCTTACTTTTGAAGAATTGGATGCAATTCTTGCTCTCATTGAGTTTCATGATGATTGGGACGAAGTGAGTGAAATTGTAGGTGCAGATGTGTCTGCATTGTATGAAAAACTGTCTGAAATGAGGGATGAAGTCTGATGCAATTCCAAGTTACTTACATTGAGTTTGATTTTTCCTCTGATGATGATACTTGGGGCGATGTAGATCCTGACTATCAGAATGAAATAACTGAGGAAACTATCGGTACAATTTGGGAGGCAGATGATGAAGAAGATCTCGTTGAAGAGATCACCTGCACAACGGGTTGGTGTATTAAATCCATTGATTATCGCCACATTCTGAAATGATTTCCCTTCCTAATCCTGCAAACAAAATGGAACTTACTCAAGACCAATACGATAAACTTCTTGCACTCTACATTGAGCAAGTTGTTGATGGAATGGACATCGACAGTTTAGTACAATTTGCAAGTGAAATGTTAGAAGAAAAGTTGCGTGAAAGTTGCTCACTTCCTGAAGAATTGCTAGATGAAATCCAAGCAGTTTATGATCGTGAGTTTGCAGAAGAATTGCTGGAAACTGTAACATCAACTGATCTTAACTAACTGAAACCTGGGGCCTTCAAATTGTCCCTATAGTATGAGCACTTACGTTTCACCTCTCACCTCTAAAGTCTATCAAATCGTTGAGACTTCACATACACGAAATGCCTGGGATTCGCAAGGCAATCTGACACCTTATGTGCAATCTGTCTTTGACATCTATCACGAAGGCAAAAAAGTTCAGTTTGCACTAACTGCTGAAGGTGTTGCTGATAGTGTTGCACATCTCGAAAATCCTGGTCCTGATCTCTCCTCACGTTACGACTGATTATGATTGAACTTCTGCTTGCATCTGCGATCATTGGATCTACTGAAATCGCACCAAATGTTCTGCAAATTGAATACCTTACTCCAAACAATCAAATCGTCACTGTACTCGAAAATGTTGAAATTCAAGGAGGACAAATCGACAATGATTGAGACTGATTTCTATATTCTATCACAGGAACAATACCAAGAAAATCTACAGTTTGCAAATGAGTTAGGTATCAACATTGATCACTTTCTTTTAGAGTTTTGTGATATTGAAGGACCGATGATTGTTTGTGATTGAAACCTGGGGCCTTGAAAGTGTCCCTATAGTATGATGCTCTTCCAAACCTCCCAAATGTCCAAAATGTCTGTCTATGCTGTGATTGGTGGAATTGATTATGAAGGTGAAGACTTCAAATCTCTCCGCTTGTTTGATTGCTTCTCCTCTGCTGTTGCTTATCAAAAACACCTGGAAGAAGTTGAGGGTTTTGATTATGCTATCCTGGACACTCGTGAGGTATGTCTAGAGTCTGCAATCGCTGCCTGATTAAAGTCAAGATTTTTCCACAAAATGAGTACAACCACAATGAACGAAACTCTTAAAACTGCGACGGTCTGGATTGCTACTTTTGGAGTGATTATTCTCCTTGCAATCGGATTCAATGCTGTTCTCACAAATGTTAATACTAAGATCGAAGCAAATTGTCAATCAGCAGGTGGACAAGTTATTGTAACTCCTGGCGAAGTTACTCAATGCCTTCGCCCTGCAATCAATTTGAATTAAAGTTAGGATCGTCGAAACTGTACCTATAGTATCACCACTGAACTTCCTACCATGCGAAAGATCGAACTCCAAATGAATAAAGCAATTTGTGATTGCAAAGACTGGAAGAATGACAACACTGAAGTAACTTAT